ATTATTGCACCCGGCAACACTGGAAAAGTTGCAGGTGGTGGAGGCTCAGGCGCGACTCTTGCAAAAGGCGGTGGAGCACCTAATACTTATTATACACCTCCAACAGGAACTGACGGAACTGGTGGCGGCGGAGGATCATGTTATAATGCTCCAAACCCAGGATCAGTAGGTGGTGATGGCGGAGTACATGTTATAGAAGCTGGTTGTGGACCAAGTGTTACAAGTGGAGTATGGACTTTAGAAGCTGTATATTCAGCTAAAGTTGATGAAAACTGGCCAGGTTAATAGGTTTTAAAATCGCAGGAGAAAGAATATATAAATGTTGCATACAATAGTTGTTGATGATTTTTTTGATAACGTAGATGATATAATTAATTTATCTAAAAAATTAGAATACCACACACCAAAAAATGCTAATTGGCCAGGGCTTAGAACAAACTCATTACACGATACACATTATGATTTATTTAATAGTGTAGTTAGAAAAATTTTAAGTTATTATTATCCTAATAAAGATATGCATTACAGTGATTCTTATGTAGTTTTTAGTAGATTGAAATATGGTGACCAAGGGAAAACAAGATTTCATGTAGATGATGATACAAGAATAGCTGCAGTAATATATTTAAGTGATGGAGATATAGAAGGTGGAACTACAATATTTGAAAATAATAATAAGAATAAAAAACAAATAGTTGTTGGAAATACTTTTAATTCTATGATAGCTTATGATGGAAATAAACGTCATGGTTATACGTCATTACTACCTTTTAATGATAAAGAAAGATTAACTTTAAACGTATTTATAGGAAATATACAAGAGAATGATAAATCAAAATAAATTTTGGATATATGATAAGGTTATTCCAGAACATATTTGTGATCAAATAAAGAGATTAGGTCTAAGTAAAGAGCTTGGAAAAGGTTTAACAGCAAACAAAACTTTGGAAGAACATAAAGAAGATGGTCTTTCCAAGTTGTTTAAATATAGAAATTCTGATTTAAATTGGTTAGATGAAAATTGGATATACCAAGAAATAAAACCTGTTGTAGATCAAGCTAATAAAGATGCTGGATGGAATTATGATTGGGATAGAATGGAACAAGCTCAGTTTACTAAATATGGTAAAGGGCAATATTATAAATGGCATATAGATGCTAGAGAGAAACCATTTGATAATCCAAAAGAACCATGGCTATATAAAAAAGTAAGAAAGCTATCTCTCTCGTTATTATTATCTCACCCTGATGAATATGAAGGTGGTGATTTTGAATTTGACTTCTCTAACGTAGAGCTAGGTAAAATTAGACATCCTTTAAAAGAATTAGGTGGTAAAGGATCTATGGTTGTTTTTCCTAGTGATACTTTCCATAGAGTTACACCTGTAACAAAAGGAACAAGATACTCTTTAGTTATTTGGTGTATAGGAAATGCTTTTAGATGAAAAAAATATATTTTCTTTCTGGTTATTCAAGAGCAGGAAACACTTTTTTATCTTCTATTTTAAATCAAAATAAAAATATAACAGTAACTCCAAATAGTTGTCTTGTTCAAATAATGTATAATTTATTTGAATTACATAAATCAGATTGGATAAAAAATGTTCCTGAAGTATCTGGTTTAAATAACGTAATAAATAATCTTTTTAAAAATTATTACGAACACTTAGACTCCGAATTTATATTTGAAAGAAGTTGTTGGGGAACACCCTATAATTTAGATATGTTAGAAAAATTAAATTATAAACCAAAGTTTCTTTTATTAGTAAGACCTTTAGTAGAAGTTCTAGCATCCTATGTAAAAGTACAAAAACCAAAAGATCCAGTTAATCTAGTATATAATTTAATGCACCCAGATCTTGGGAAGATATATTTTGATTGGCATTCAGCAAGCAATATAATTAAAACTAATCAAAACTACCTGTTGATAAAATATAATGATCTGGTAAATAATACAGAAGAAAAGGTGAAAGAGATTTATAATTATTTTGAAATACCAGAGTTCAAACATCGATTTGAAAACCTTGACCCATTTACATATAATGGTGTTCAATATAATGACACTGTTTTTGAAGCTGATTTACATAAAATTAAATCTGAGATAAAAAAAGATATTTATGATATTGAAGAATATTTACCAAAGGAGATTATAAAAAGATATGAAGGATGGGATTACTTTTAAAGACAAACATTATTGCATTGTAAAAAATACTTTATCTAAAGAATTAGCAAATTTTTTAACAGAATATTATGCTAATAAAGCTGAGATCTATAACACTTGGAGAAAGTACAACTATGTTAATAGATACAATCAACATGCAGGGACTCTTAATGATCCACAAGCAGTAGGTTTTTATTCAATATATGGAGACATACCTACTGATATGATTTTAGTAAAACTAAAACCTTTAATAGAAAAAAATACAGGATTAAAATTAAATGAACAATATTCTTATCTTAGAGTGTATAAAAAAGGAGCTGTTTTAGAAAAACACATAGATAGAGATTCTTGTGAAATCTCTGCCACTTTAAATATAGGTTGTGATAAAATTTGGCCTATATATCTAGAGGTTGATAACAAACCTGTAGAAGTTAAATTAGGTGTTGGTGATCTGTTAATTTATAAAGGCGCCTTTTTAGAGCATTGGAGAGAAAGGTTTGAAGGTGAAACATGTATACAAACATTTTTACATTACAACGACGTGAGGACTACGAAAGTAAAATATGATCAGAGACCACACTTAGGATTATCATCTTGGTTTAAAGGTAAGTAGTGAACAATTATATTTTTATAAAAAAGAATGCTGTCAGTGAGCAGGAGTGTAAAAACATTATAGATGTTTTAAATACTTCAACATTAAATCCAGGGCAAGCTGAAAGGATAAAAGATTTTTACAGTGGCGTATCTGTAGACGTTTATAAATCAGAATGGAAAGAAGATCTTTTTAATTGTATGTTAGAATATAAAAACCAACATAAATTTTTAGACAGCGAAAATCTTTGTCAATGGCACGTTCAACCTAGTTGTAATTATCAAAAATATAAACCTGGACAACATTATTCTGCAGAGCATGCTGAACAGGGTGGTCAAAAGCACGACAGCAGGCGAATGATTGCTTGGACTATATATTGTAATACAATTAATAAAGGGGGAGAGACCTATTTCCCACAACAAGACACCAGCATATATCCAGAACAAGGAACATTAGCCATTTGGCCTGCAGCATGGACACACAGTCATTATGGAAAACCAGCTCCAGAAGAATATAAATACATAGTTACAGGATGGGCAAATTATGTCCAACTGTAGTATATACGATAATTTTTTAGAGCCTGATTTATTAGACTATTGTCAAAAGTATTTTCGTTATGACACATTGTTTAAGTTTCAACGAAGCAATAAAAATAGTGAAGAAAACTTTTTCTTAATGGGTGTGCCACCACACGATTGTTTAATCGATTTTATATTTTTTAAAATTAAAATAGTATCTCAGAGAAACTTGCAGATGACTAGGTTTTATACAAATTTACAATTCTCTAATATGATTACTTCTACTCACACAGATGATGGTGAGACTACTTGTTTGTTAATGGTTTCAGGAGAAGGAGACTTTGAACTTGGCGAACAAGTTATACCTTTTAAAGAAAACAGATTGATTTTATTTGACTCAAAAATACCACACAGGGGACGTTCTCCTAAGAAAGGTTATAGAATAACTTTAGCTTATAAAACAAATGAACTACCTAATTGAAGACGAAAATTTTTTAACAGATAAAGAAAAAGAATTTTTAACTAACGAGTATGAAAATATACCTTTCTTTTATCAAAAAAGAATAGGTGTATACAGGAGAGACGCACCTGTTCTTTGTCATAATTTGGTTCTTAGATATGATGATCCAAATGTAGATAACACAAAAGATAGAAATGTGTCCCCTTACACAGATTTCTTTTTAGAAATACTAATAAGATTTACAAAAAAATATAGTATACCTTTTAATAAAATATTAAGAGGTACAATAAACATGACTACTAAAGTTAAATGGGATAAAACGATAGTACATGTAGATCATACTCCTGATTTACAACACACTGTTTTTATGTTGTACTTAGGTGATGAAGTTCATGGTAATTTAAATGTTTATGAAGACGACAAAGAAACTATGATTAAAACAATTAAACCTAAAAATTTTAAAATTGTTTGTTTTGGAGATAATGTTCCTCATCAATTTGAATACCCTCAAGATGGGTTAAGAAGAGCTGTGGTTTTTACTTTTAATTAACACATGACTGATTTTAATTTTAAAAAAATATCTACTATAAATGTTAATGCATGTGTTGATATAATTAAAAGTTTTACTGAAGAAGATTGGAATAGGTTTACTTACAGGCAGAACACTTGGGAAGTACACCAGCATACAAAAACAATACCTCTTTTATTTGACATAGATAACATGACTAAAAAAATAGAAGATATTAAAAGTGTTACTGCTAGATTACATTACCCAAAATTTAAATCTTTGTTAGAGGCAGTAAGTGATATTTGTAAAGACGTATATGGTGATGGTTATTTATTAAGAGCTATTTTAACATCTTTAAAATCTAAACATAGTATAGCTAAACATAAGGACGAAAGCGATAACTTAGAAAAATGTAAGAGATTACATATGGCTATATTAACTGATCCTGAGTGTATTTTTATTGTAGGAGATGAAGAAAAATATATGCGTCCCGGAGAAATGTGGGAGATAAACAACGCAGGGAAAGAACATTCTGTACATAACAAAAGCAATATTGATAGAGTACACCTTATTACTGATTGGGTGTTGTATGATTAAAGAGCTTTCTAAGTATATTTATTTGTATAAGAATAAAGAAGTATTAAAACATATTAATATATTACTAGATTTAATTAAATTAGAATATGGTCATTCTGTAAACACAGATACTGAAAAAATATCCCACACAGATTGGAACAATCAACACGACAATAGAAAGTATGTTAAGTATTTTTTTAACAATATTTTTGAAGATTTTGCTAAAGAACTTATAAAGCACACAAATCAAAAAGGTGCAGAATTAGAAAACGTTTGGTTTCAACATTATTGTAAAGACGACTATCACAAAACTCATACTCATCCTAAAACTAATTTTTCAAATGTGTTTTATTTAAAAGCTAATAAAAATCAAAATACTAACATTACAGATTGTCCACCTAATACAAAATTTATTTTTGAAGTAGAGCCGGGCGACATACTAACATTCCCTGCTTTTTTAGCTCATGAAAGTTTAATTAATAAGGGTGAGGATAAAATTATTATATCGTTTAATACTAGTCTAATAGGACATTAATGAAAGTATACAAAGATTTTATAAACGAAAAAGAAATAAACGCTTTGTGCCAATGGATTGATAATAATAAAAAACATTTTGTTGATGCAAACATGGGTGGAAATAGAATTACAACTAGATTCTCTGACGATATGAAATACCCTGAAGAATGTTACAGTATAAAAAACAAGATAGAAAAAGAATTAAATGTGACTGGCTTAAATTATATGGCTGCCAGTCTAGCCTACCCTGGAGATCATTGTTATTTACACAAAGATCCAACCGGTACAGATGGAAAAGAAGTGTTGCATTGTAATTTATTTTTGTCAACCGTAGATGGTGGTGAAGCGTACATTCAAAAAACACCGACCGAAGAACACATTATACCATTTACAAAAGGCACTATGTTATGTTATTATGTTTCCAAAATATATCATGGTAGTAAAATATTAAAGAAAGGTGAAAGAAAAATGTGGGTGTACAGTTTTTCAATAAAAGATGAGTGAGATTATATCAATATTTCCTGTTCCAATTTATAAAACAAATGTTAAAGAAATTATATCTGAAAAAGATTTAGATTATATAAAAAATCAACAACAAGTTTCATATCAAAACGAAGGTAATTTTACTTCAAGAGATACTCATGTATTTAAAAACGATCAATATAGTAAGATACAAAATAAAATGATCGAACATATAAACCACTATTTTAAAAAAGTTATAGATACTTCGGAAAGAGTAACTCCCTATATTACACAATCGTGGTTAAATTTTACAAAAGAATCTCAGTTTCATCACTATCATTCTCATAGCAACTCTGTCGTATCAGGAGTTTTATATATTAGTGCGGATAAAAAACATGACTCAATAACTTTTCATAAAGTAAACAGAGATCAGATTGAACTAAAACCTATAAATTATAATTTATATAATTCTGGGTCGTGGGTATTTCCTGTTGAAACTGGGGATTTGTTTTTGTTTCCATCAATGCTACCACATTCTGTTCCAAAAAAAGATGGCAATAATCTAAGAATTAGTCTTGCATTTAATGTTTTTGTAAAAGGTTTTTTAGGTCGAGAAAGAGATTTAAATGAACTATTTTTACAATAATTTTTTAACACCTGTAGAAATAGATGAGATACACAACACTATTTTTAATATAAACTTTCCTTGGTTTTATGACCATGAAAATACTGTATCTAAATTAGACCTCAATAAAGAACAAGGAAATTTTTCTAATCTTTTAGATTACTATCACCTCTGCCACGTTTTTTATAGTGACTATTCTAAATACTCATATATACCAGAAGCAATAATAAAGAGATTAAATTTACCAAATAAAATACTAAGTGCTAAAGTAAATCTTCAAGGACAAAACGTAAAGGCAACCACTGAAACATATAATTGTCCTCACCAAGACATGGACGATCCGCACTTAGCCGCTATATATTATGTGAACGACAGCGATGGATTTACATTTTTATTTGATAATGATAATAATATTATTAATAAAATTATGCCGAAGAAAGGAAGTTTATTATTGTTGGATGGTAGTATAAAACACGCGGGAGGACATCCAATAACATCTTTAAAAAGATGTGTTATAAATTTTAATTTGTCAAAATGATTATAGAATATAGAACTAGAATATTAATTTTTGGTTTATCAGGTTCTGGTAAAACAACTTTCGCAGAAAAACTATGGCAGGCATTAAAAGACGAAAATATTAATTATGCTTATTTTAATGGAGATAAGATTAGAGACATGTTTAATGATTACGATTTTTCTATTAACGGTAGAATGAGACAAGCAGATAGAATGTTTAAACTGTGTGAAATGAGAAGAGAGGGGGCAATAGTAGATTTTATATGTCCTTATGAAACACTAAGAAAAAGATTTAACTATTTTGTTTGGATGAATACTATAAAAGAAAGTGACCACAAAGACACAGACAAAATTTTTCAACCACCTAAAGAGACCAAAGCAGATATGGAGATTACTGATTTTAATTATGATGACAAAATTAAAGCATTAGTTAATGGAATAAAGAATGGTGAGCATAAAAATATAGATGACGATGGAGAATATGCAAAATACAATTAAAAAAACAATTCAAAGAGAATCTTACATCAGTACATTCTTTGTAAAGAACAAAGATTTATTAGAAAGAATTAAACATAAAATTATAAAACAAATAAAAGAAGACTGTCCTTTAAATTATAAAACAAATGTCAAAGCAAAGTTTACAGGGTTTCATAGTTTAGTAGAAGAACCAGAAATTTTTGAGTTTATGACAGAAATAAAACCTTGTATTGATAACATATCTAATCAAGTTACTATTGTTAAGGATTGCTGGGGTAATGTTTATGATAACGACGACCACGCCGCATTACATCACCATAAAGAAGTCAGTGGTTTTTGTGGTATTTTATACTTAACTGATGAAGGTCCTGGTACATATTTTAAAGACTTTGATCTTACTATAAAAGAAGAATATGGTAAGGTAGTATTGTTTGATCCTCCTTTATTACATGAAGTCCATAAGTCAAACCTACAGAAAACTAGAATTACTATGGCTTTTAATTGTTATGAACAAAAACCGTGGTATAATTTGTATTTAAATCAATAAAAATATATGTATAATACCCTTTATGCTACAAAAATTAGGGTTTTTACCGGGCTTCAATAAACAAGTTACATCTACTGGCGCTGAATCTCAGTGGACAGGTGGTACCAATGTACGTTTTAGATATGGTACTCCAGAGAAAATAGGTGGATGGAATCAATTAGGATCAGATAAATTAACTGGCGCAGCTAGAGGTTTACATCACATGGTCAATAAAGCAGGTATTAAATATGCGATTGTAGGGACTAACAGGATACTTTACGTATATTCTGGGGGAGTGTATTATGATATACATCCTTTAGTTAATCCATCAGGCACAGCTCTTACAAGTTGTTTTAGTACAAGTAATGGTGACCCTGCAGTGACAATAACTTTCCCTTCTGCACATAATTTTAAAGCAGGAGATATAATATTATTTGGTGATACATCTACGTTTAGTGCTATTACTAATTCTAATTTTGGTGCTTCAGATTTTTGTGATAGAAAATTTATGGTAACTAGTGTACCTTCTACAACCACTATTACAATTACAATGCCTAGTAATGAAACTGGTAGTGGAGCAGCTACTTCTGGAGGCATAACTTATTTTCAATACTATCACGTAGGACCACCAGACCAAGTAGGAGTTTATGGTTGGGGTATTTCTCAATTTGGTGGAACTGTATCAAGTCCACAGACTACTACATTGAATGGATCATTAGGTGCTGACGCATATGGAACTGGTGGTTCAGGAACCACGATTAACGTAGCTAGCACTACAGGTTTTCCAAGTACAGGAATAAATTATATTAAAGTAGACAATGAAGAAATATCTTACACAGGTGTAACGTCTACTAGTTTTACAGGAATAGTTAGAAATGTCAGGGGAACAGCAAACGCTTCTCACAGTAACGGTGCCACGGTAACTAATACTAGTGATTATGCAGCCTGGGGCAAAGCAGCAGCGACCACGGATAAAGTAGCAGAACCAGGTATGTGGGCTTTAGATAATTTAGGTAGCACACTAATTGCTTTAATATTTAATGGTGAATGTTTTGAATGGAATTCTGATGCTTCTAATGCAACAGCTACACGTGCAACAATTAT